TTTTTCGGCTTCATATACCAGGCTTTTAATTCGTTCATTCATCGTATTACCTCTTTAATATATCCCAGTCTAATCCATACCATGGTTTGAAGCCAATGCCCTTGCCCATCCAAGTTTCAACATCGTCAACAATTTCACTCCATTCGTTCTCGCTATCACGATAGACCACACGAATATTTTTACCATGATGTTCTCGGCACCATTCCAATACTTGTTCAGCATCATTAGTAACACTTCTACGACCAAGGTTTAAATCCTGAATAAACAATACTCCGGCTTTCTTTTCAAGAATTGTAAAATCGCTTTGTGTTTTCATTCTTCAACTCCGAAATGTTCTTCAATAGCAATAGCACAATTATCTCTGTCTGCTTTCAAAGCATAATGATTAGGCTGATCTCGACAAACTTGGGCACATTCTCGCACAATCAACTCGGCGAACTTTTTACGGAAAATAAATTCCCATTCATCTAGGTCAGTTGTTTGACGACTGGCATACAGACTGGCTTGGTCAGCAAGTTGTTGAATTTGTTCGTTCATAAGTCAATTTTCCATTGCTTGGCAACCATCAAAATGCGTTCATTGCCTCCAGTAATATCCAAACAATCATAGGCAAATTCACGGATAAGCATTTTACCAAACTTTTCGGCAAAACGTTTGTTATATTCAAGTGTAACAGGATAACCATCTCCGTTGTCTTTGCTAGCCTGTTCAGCAATCTCTTTAATTCTTTTGTTCATTTTACTTCTCCGTGTAGGGCTTCGTAATCTGCCACCCGTTGACGCATTTCGGCAATAGCTTTCTCTTGGAGAGCAGGATAGCCGCCGGCTGGACGATTGCGGTCAAGTCCACTGAGGACAGATTTGTCTAAGGCAATAGTTGCGTGGTTGTTGACATTAGCATCAGTACCACGACCAATAATTTTTAAATTAGGAAACATCATTCAACTCCAAACTGTTCTTTAATCTTTTCGTTAACATATTCGGCATCAGCGTAAGTTGATATATTCATCACTTGATGCATGGCTATATCAGCACATTTTACTACAACCGAATTAATTAACTTTTCCATTTGCTCAGGTAGTATGTTATCATAACGTGGATATGTGCCTGGTGGATTTAATACTATATGTGCTTGGTCTAGTAATATTTTTATATTATCATTCATGCCGTTACCTTTTCAACTGTATTTGATAATGCCTCTAGTGCATCGTAGTATTCGGTGTCATTTAAATTGATAGTATATTTTTTAATACCTGAACCAATCTCTATTATGTAAGTATAGTCTGTGATTCTCCACAAGACTGCACGATCACCTTCACGGGTATAACCATCAGCGATATATTGAATTGAATTCATAATGCTACACTTTCCAAATTTGATAGATTAAGGGCATTAATTACTGCCTCACGAACTTCGGTGTCCATTGCTTCCCTAAAGCCAGGTTCTTTTGCAAGATTAACTAATGCTTGCCATGTACAGAGCCAATTTTGTTCATGTACCCGACTTAGTAAAACGATACCATGAACAGCAGCATTTCCCTCAGGGGTGAACATTCCGTAATCTTTAATCATCTTTGACTCCTTTAATCAATCTAAGCCTCTATTATAGACCCAAAGTGATTTATTGTCAAATTTTGGATATTTTGATTGTTGTTTTTATACAACAATATGTTGTGCTAAAACCATTAGACTAAGCCAAGCCCACATTGTGTTAAACCCCACCAATGTAGGTAATGCTTTCTTTCTACTGGCCCAAATCAAGGTAACACTGGTGACCAATGTTAAGTAATATAGCCACCAAATTTGTATACCGAATATAAGTCCTGGTATAATAATGATTGCTTTTGCGATCCAAGATACAAACTCTACAGTATTGTAGTTAGTCCAGTATTCTTTTTTGAACCACATTAGATAACAATCACGCATATTAGCCCAACCACTATGCGTATATGAAATGCACATTAGTACGATCCAAACTAGTGTGGCATATAAAATTTGTTCTTGGGTCATAGTAAGTTTTCCTTTATTTCTTTTAAGATTAATTTTTTACCCTTGAATAATGAATAGTATTTTTCCATTGACCAAGGTCTGCTTTTGTTCATTTTAGAATTAGCACCATCGTTTAAGAAACTAAAAAGTTTATTGTTAAACCTAAATGGTATAAAATTTATATCCTCATCGGTATGAAATTTCATGTAGTTAAACACTTCACCTTCCTCAATCACAAACTCATCATATTTTTCTTTCAGATAAAAAGCCATGTCTGTGTTTCTAAACCATTGACCTATATCTAGTTCACCGGGGAATACAATACATCTTTCTGCAATATTGTTATTGTCTTCCAAGAATGGTGGCAAACATAGTGTGGCTTTTAATGAAGGTTCGTCAGTAAAAAATATAAACCTTTGCATAAATGAAAATGCTTTTTTGCCAGGATGTCTTACTGATACATGAGTATTGAAAAATTCCTGATTGTAGTCTCCTGCTATTACATTGCCATTCTCTACCTTAAAACTATAAGAATATAAAGATTTCAATACAAACATATTTTTAAAAAATGTATTGAATCCAGGACACATGTGTGGATTAAAATTTGGGTATGATTTGTCAAATTTTCTATTTTTATAATAGTGAGATACAAGTGGCATAGGGGCCTCAGCCCTCATCCACTCTTTCTCTGTGCATGTCCAATATACGTTAATAGCCATAGTAAACCCTTCAAATACTAAATTATAAACTTACTGTACTGAATTGTCAATACTTATGGCTATTTGGATTTACGCAAAATATCAAAAATTTCATTTTGCAACTCGGAGACAGTTTGGTTGTCTACATAAAAGTCGGTAGTAGGATCATAGTACTGACCTTCTTTTGGATCATAGTACAACACCGCACCGCTTGGATAATGAAAAGGACCCTCTAAGCCCTTACGTGGAAGATACTTAGGGTCGTGATTGAAACGGATATAAGACATTATGCAAACTCCCTTTTTAGTTCTAAGACAATATCACGCACTGCCTCGCGGTCAACACTATCACCTACAAATTCCATATCTCTCTCTAAGAGTCTGGCTTTGTAAATATCAGTAGCAATATCAATTTGAGATTCTGTGAATCCTAATGGATATACACCGTTGTCGCTATAAAACTCAAGCAAATACTCTGTAAAAGTCATATTCATAAAATGTCCTTTAATCAATCTAAGCCTCTATTGTATGCCCAAAACGATTTATTGTCAACTTTTATTTGTTGTATTTGAACAACAAAAAAGGTAATACTAAAGTATTACCCTTAAAACAGTCTAGGACCTGTTTGTTTTTATAGATATATCTGTATATCAAAAATCTATTAAAACAGGTCCTGATTGGATTTAATGTGCTTAATAGTCTTGTTTACCTTTGTGCTTTTCTTGCCTTTTATAAGCAATTTTAGATTGTACTACTTTTTGCTTAAATGGAGTGTTGTGGGCAAACAACACATAATGTTGTCTGTGTTTTGGTTGTGCAATAGTAAAGGTCAATGTTTCTTTTTTCATAATACAAATATTTTAGCATAGCATGTATTTATTGTCAACCTTGACGGCCTGTACTGTAATGGGTCTCTTTGGGACCTTTACTAGTAAATGTTCTACCATATAGATCACCCTGGTACTCATCAAATTTTGTTACATACTTTAACACAACCTTAATACTTTTATTGATACTAATGCTCAATAAAACTTGAGGCTTAAAGTCTAGTATGTCAGCAATTACAGTTTGCCCATTGTCAACACATTTAACTTCTACCTTTTCATCATACCTTATCATCATCCTCTCCCGTAAAATTAAACTCTACACTTAAGTGAGTAATAGACTTGGTAGTGAAACTACGCCATTCTTTAATATCAGTATCAAATACTCTAATACTAGTGGTTGATTCTTTGCGTGGTTTCTTTGGTTCTGTACTTTCTTTAACTTCAACAGTAGGAATAACTTCTGGATTAAGTGTACAATTCATAACACGTTCAGTGCCATCTTTCTTAGTAAAAGTAACAGTAACTGTTTCTGTTTTTAACACGTTACGTAACCATTTGTCTAGCTTTTCCCAATCTTTGTCTGTCCACTTAGATGTTATATCTTTTATCATATTGTCCTCTTTTTAATGCTACTGTAACTTACTGGTTTTGCTTTTTTACGTTTTGGTTCTTCTACTTCAGGCTTATGTGTTTTTGCCTCGGCAACCAATTGATCCTTTACATACAGTTTAATATGATGATGGTCTTTACTATACCATTCACCTCCTTGACCTGCATAAACCGTATCTACATCAATTTCAAGTCTTAAGTTATTTTTAAGAAATTCAATTAACTCTTGTTCGTTCATACATTCCTCGTTTTAATGTCTCCGCATTTACTACACCTTAATATTAGTCTAATAGATACAGGACGACCTGAGTTATCTTCATGTACATTCACATGATTATAAATATTCCATTTATGTCTGCACTTTAATGTAGCAATTATTCTATACAACCATTTCATTATACTAATCCATGTTTTTTGTTGAACTCAATGTCGCTTTCAAACGTGAATGCAACTTCCATCTTTTTTTCTTTGGGCCATTTAGACATATAATCATTGTCCTCATCAAACAATTTTAATGCTTCCTCTTCAGTAACAACACGATGGCTTACAATTTGTTCACCTATATGTTCGCTACTAAAATCTTTAGCCTCTTCTAATGTTACAGTATCTAGTGCCCACTCTTTCTTTCCTGCAGGAACTTGGACCATATAACGTGTTCTAAATGTACTGACACATTCAACTAGTACCCACTCCTTTGATTCTTTTTTAGTAAGTGTAAAGCTACCGTCATCATTAGATTCCCAGTTAATTACATCACCCTCTTTCCAATCAGCCTCTTTTAATAGTTCGTCTGGAAATTGAATGATAGCATCACCTGTTTCTGGATCTTCTTCAATTTTGATAGTGTACTTGCTATTCATAATGTTTGCCTATTATAAAAAATTTACTAAGTCTAAGTCTATGTTATCGTTAATACAAGCTGTTATACCATGTGCTAGTATTGTTACTTGTTTTTCTGTCAAATCTATACCATATGCTTGGTCAATAATATGCAACACTTCATGTATTCTTGCCAATGCTTGTGTTTGTTTAGTGTGTTCTGTATTAATCCAAATTTCTTGTGTATTAAAATTTGCTAGACCAATACTAGTCATATCACTACTATCTTTTTCTAAAATTTTATACATTAGTCCTGCAATTTTAATTTGCATGTAACATCCTTATTAATCCGATTGTATCAATGCTTACAAGCAAGAGGTAATTAGCCAACATGCCAAATGATTTCCTAGTGTAACTAGCCCAGCAGTACATACTGCAACCAGTAATCCAAATAGGGTACATAGTAAGTAGGGGTGGATTGGGAACTGTGAAAGCCATTGTGATTGAACAACCCACACTAATAGCCCAAGCAAGCAGCTCGACAACAAAACGAAACCGATTACTAGCATAATCTTCCTTTATCCAAATAAAAATGCCTGTTAAAATATCATTCATGTTGATATTATATAACAGGTATTGTTTAAAGTCAAATATTTTGGTTATCTAATATCTTCAGTATGTTTATGCTTAACCGACTTTTTAAGGATTTTGAACCAAACCTTTTTCTCTTTCTTTAGGTCATGTTCAAAGATAGCCTTATAAAGTTTTTTACGTAGTTTTCTTAGTTTCATTTTAGTTTGGTACCAATACTAATTGATACTGTCCGGTCTGTGGATTAACCATTTGTTGATAATGATATCCTACTGGAGGAGGAGCATATTGCACGTTTGGTTGTTGCACAACGATCGGTGCTTGTTGAACCACAATAGGTTGTTGCTCTACTACAACAGGGGGCTTGGCTAGTTCATATCCAATCACTCCACCGATAAGTGCAGGAGCTATCCATCCACCGCCACCATAATAACCATGTGGATGATAATATCCACCACGGTAGCAACAGGGTTCTGCTGATGCTACACCTGACAATAATGCTATCGCTAATATAATTTTTTTCATAATGTTACTCCTTATTTTCAATAAAAGTTTGTAGTACTTCTTCTATGAATTTATTTATCGTAATGTCACGCTCATGTGCACCTCTGGCTATTGCAAGCAAGGTTTCGTCATCTAAAGTTAATTCCATTTCAACTCTAGTATCAAATGTTAATCCATGAAATATAGCAGTTGCTTTTTCTATAATATCATTCTCTGTCTCTAAGTCAAAGTATAGTACATTGTCGTATGCTACTGCGGGATTAATACCCTTATCTTTAGCCTCTTGATAGTAACCATCTATGTAACCAGGATCTATCCAGCGATAAGAATTATTTTTATTCAGTTTTGAATCGGTGGTAATTTCGTAAACTGTTTGGTCACTGGTATTAAATACAACCGACACATCAGCATGTTTACTTTCAAAGTTTAAAAATCTAGCATTAGGATAGCAGAACCATTGGTACTCAGAACCACCAGTGATTTTATAATTTAGTTTTCCTACGATGTCGCTTAGGTGCATTCTTTTCTCCAAAAGGGTTTCTATCTTTTAACAATGGTTCAATATCATTATTGTATATCTGTTCCATTGTTTTGTAAAGCATTTTGGCATCCTCATCGGTCATACCTGCAGTCCAGGGAGGATCAGTATCTAATTTTCTTAGACCATAATCATGTCTATATGTATAACACATACTAGTGATTACGTCTTCCTTACATTTATATTGCATTTCTTTGTAATTGCTCACACATATCTACTATAGCACCTGGATAATCAGATTTTTTATCCAATACTATATTACAATCATAAGTTACTGTTACACTAAAATCATTATCGTCATCATCTTTAGTTAGAAATCCATATATTAATACTACGCCAAATAGCATTAGCATTACTAATAATACAGGTCTCATCAAATCAGACATTCTATGAGGAGACATTATTTTGATGCTTTCTTATTAAAAGAGTAATTTAAAAACGCTAAACCAAAATTTATTAAGGTAGATGCATAGTCACCAACCTTTAATGAATCTAACCCTGAACAAAATAGTAATCCTATTAGGAACCAAGTTACTTCAGTATGGTTATAATTATACCAACGCATTAGTTTATTCATATCAATCCTCATTCATTAAAATTATTACAAGAGACAATAATGCCAATCCCCAACAATCATTTATTACACATAGTAAAGGAATCAAATAAAGCATTATTCATCCATGGCGTTAGTGCCAATTGTAGTCAATGTTGTTTCTAACATTCTAATTAAATCTCTGACATGACCTTCAGATAATGTAAGTGTTATATATGTATTACCACCGACTTTAAGTTGTGCATATTTACGGTCATTAGTTACACCAACCATGTATAGTGAATCATTGTTTTTAACATTAGTTGTAGATGTATACTGTTCAGGTTTTAGAGGTTCAACTTCTGGAATCTCTGGTAAAGTTACTTTATTAAAAAACATTATTACTCCTTTGTTGTAACAATTATAACTGAAAACCTATTACAATACAATATAAAAGGGTATAACTATTTTTTAACAACTACATTACCTTTAAAGAACATTCCCATAAATACTATTGCTACCCAAGTATCAATAGTGTAGGGGATATTTAATACTGGGAACAATGTATTCAATGACCAAATAGTTATAAACGGACCGAATACAATTACTCCGATCATTATTAATATCCAAATTCCTAATTTCATTGTGTTTCCTTAATGTTGTAGTTATCCATTATGAAGTGCATAAGGCTCTCAGCCTCTACAATACTATTAGTGTTAAGTGGGCGAGGCTCATCTTCAATAAGTAGAACATAAGTCCATAACTTTACATCAAAGTATAACTCATATTCTACACCATATTTGTTTCTTCTTTTCATAAGTTTAATTATATCATAAAATAAATTATTTTCAATACTAATGGTAAAGTTATTAAAAGTTATTGAAACTTATTACCATTCTATCTGTTGTACCATTCACATCTTCATTAGAACCATGATATAACCATCCGGGAAATAACAATAGTTGTCCTTGTTTTGGTAAAAATCTATAATAGTCGTATGTATAATCCGTTTCTTTATTGACCTGAACATGCCTAGTCATTTCATTTGGATTATAAAAATACAATGGGGTACTTTTTTCGTCAGTATTAATATATAACGCTCCACTTACTACCGCATGCGGATGTATGTGTCTAGTAAGTCTACTACCAGCATCTTGTATGTTAAACCAAGAATGTAATGATGATCCTATTTTGTAACCACTTTGATTACAATAATCTGTTACCCTATCACGTAGTTTTGATTGTATATCATTACAACTAGGTACGTCATTTTCTATATCAGATAATATATTCCTAGCATTATCCCAAGAGTAATCTCCTCCCTCATGCGATGAAAATCCACCACCTTGAATCGTATGAGGAGTATTGTGTTTTATATCTTGTTTGTTTTTAAGATAAACGAAAATATCCCTACATTGGTCTATTGATAGAAAATCTATCGTACTAGAAACCAATGTAGGGAATAATGAAAAATTTGTTGTATTCATAATTTGTACTTATGCTACAAACTCCTTAACGTCTTCAAACCTTGTACTAGCAGGAACCCACTTGAATTGTTCTCTCTTGCGAAAGGCCTTTTCAAAGTCAAAGTTAACCATGAACCAGTTCTTTTCAGTACTGAAACTAACGGTTGTAGCAAACTTAACAACATGAACCCACCTACCTTTAAATTTTGCAACAACCATTGTCATATCTATCTCCTTATTTAAAAGTATTCAATAAAGGATTGAATTCTTTAATTAATTGTGTCTCTCTTGCATGACACTCACGCTTACCTCTTACAACTTCAACTAGACCATAAGTAAAATTACTTACACCGTAATTGCGAATACTTTCGCACAATCCCCAACTTTTTGTTTCTGCAAACGCTCTTTGGATATGTTTGCGTACTCTAATGTAAAGGGCTTGTTTTACAGTTTTGCTAATTGCAGTAATACCGATATACTGTTCACCTGTAACAATATTAGTGATTACATAAATTGCATGATTTCTATCTGACCGCTTTTTTCTACTCATGCTATTATTATAGCGCCTTTGGGATTTGTTGTCAAATTTTGGGTAAAACGTGTGTTGTTTTTATGCAACTTTTTCTATTGTTGCTTTATAGTAACACTCACGATCCGTTTCCCATTCTTTAGAATAAGTCACAGCCTCGTCCAATGTCGTAAAAAACTTAGTATCGTTAGGATCTATACGTTGAGTACCCATATCGTATTCAATAACAAAGACTTTATATAATTTTCTTAATTTGACTTCTGCCATTTTTCGCTCCTTTTTTCTACTATAGATATAGTATAATCGGAAATGGGAAAAATGTCAATTTAAGTGTTGTTTTTTTGCACTAAACTCTCTAGGGCCATTTGTAATACTTTTGTTTGTCTAATTTGTACGTCTATTTCCCAAGGTAAATTTATGTAATCCTTATAGGGTAGATCCTCAGGGTTCTTATGTGCGTTATAAGGAACCCCTAACCAGTAGTAAAAGTCTGGTTTAATTTCTAACATTTTTCTGTGTTTTTGATTGACGTGGATTAATTCATGTGTTAGTATTTGAGGGATTTCTTCATATCGTAAACTATAATTGATACCTATACGATTGACTTTAGTTTTGTCAATTCCACCATATACCCCTGGACCCAGATCATATAAACAAACTTCTATACTGTCGGGTAGTTCTATAATTTTTGATATGGCTTCGGTTAAACGTGTAATGATAATTTCACGTTTATAGCTATGATTGTTGTTTTGATAAAAGAATGTAACGTCCACTACTTATTTAGTAGGGTCGGTGTATTCATAGTTAGTAGTATCAACGTTTTCACGGAAAATAATTGCACCGTTTCTTAAATGAAAACGTCTTGCAGTATCTGTTTTAGGGCTTAATGTAACAAAACGTGTAACACTAGGATAGTCCTTTTGTATACCCTTAACTGCTTGTATAAGTAACTCTTTGCCCTTACCACTCTTATAACTCCATATTGTATAAAATACGGCTGTTGTAGGTACTTGGCTTGTAGTGTTCAAGTCATTTACACTTTCAGGAACAAAGTCATGGAAGCTAACACAAACCATTGCAGTTGGCTTTTCTTCTTCAACTAAAGCTGCTACCATTCTCCCGTCACTTACTCTAAAATCTTTGCTGATTTCAGGGCGTACAGGATCATCTTTGATGAATTCTAATAAAGCGTTACCGATTTCTCTTATAAATGTTAGCATATAATTCTATTTATGCCACATCTATAATATACGTACTTTATGCGTTGTATATTTTGTTGAGGGACTTTTCAACAAACAGTTGACGTTCTTTTTTACTCTTAGCGCCTAGCACAGTTATGTTGTATAAGTTATTATTAGCATAGACTAACATAGTAATACAGAATCCTGCTGCATTAGTAAATCCTGTTTTTATAGTAATAATACCATCATGTCCAAAATACTTACTAGTAGGATTTCCTTTAACTTGTACTGTTTTCTTTCCCTTTTGAATTTTACCGGTTACATTATGAGATTGTGCAGCATCTCTAACTATTTTATAGTCACTTACTGCTTCTGTCAAACGCACCAGATCACTTATTGAACTATAATTCATAGGGCTAAGACCAGTTGGTTCTACAAATCCAGTATGATTCATATTCAGGATGAATGTATTTTCATTCATTTTTCTAACAAATGCGGATTGTCCACCTGGATAGTTTTCGCTTAGTGTGATAGCAGCTACGTTGTCACTACTTATAAGTGCAAGATTAATAAGGTCTTTTCTAGTTAAAACCATACCCTTACTTAACTTGGTATTTGTTATGTGTTTGGGTATGTCTACTGTTAGTTTTTCGTCAAGATCCTGATTAGATGACATTACTGTATACACCGTCATTAACTTACTAATACTGGCTATACTCATTTCGTAACTATCTAATGAACCATCAATTACTTCTCTTGTAGTGATATTGTATACTACAGAATTTGGATTAGCAAAAGCAAATAATGGCAGGAAAATTAAGGTTAATAAAATTTTCTTCATTGAATATTTATTATAACACAAAATGTTAAAAATACTAGTATACTTAGGTAACTTTACATTTACTTTGATACTAGATTATCTTTAAATATTTGCCAAGCATTGTCCCAACTCCAACGTTGGCTACTAACATGAACGTCATTTCTACGTAATTTTAAACAACGGTCAACTGCAATTTTTAAATTATTATGCATAAATCCAGTGATTCCATCATCAATTACGTCTTCTGGGCCCTGACAGTGATAAGCAGCTACGGGTGTACCGCATGCCATACTTTCAATCATAACTATACCAAACGTTTCCCATTGACTTGGGAATACAAATACTTCTGCGTTAGCATAGTATTTTGCTAATTCTATGCCCGTTTTGA